ATGCCCAAGCAACTTCCGCCACTTTGACAGTGGATTCGACAATTCAAACATTTCAGACACTTGATGGCAAAGCGTATTATACGACTGATACGCAAGGAAATTTTGCCGTTGAAATGCTGGCCGACTGGGGAGCACCATCATCACTTTGCGAAGCTCTTTGGACGGCTGCAACAAATGCACCACAGACTGGACTTGCAGTGGTATTTGTGGCCGACACTGGTGCATCATTTGCATTCGATGTCCAGCCAATTCTGCCATCGGCCGGGGGTACAGCACCAGATGCTCAAACAGTATCGCTCGAATTCACTTGCGTAACCACGCCAGTTCTAACAATCAGCTAATAAAAGGAGACCGGGAGCATGAAACTCAATATCGAAGTCACTTACCAAACCGGCGAAGTCGCAACCTATACGGCGGCTCCACCAGAATGGCAGAAGTGGGAACAGAAAACAGGATTTACGATTCAACAGGCAGAGGAGAAAATTGGCATATCTGATCTTTTATTCTTGGCCTATAACTCAATGAAGCGAGAAAGTGCTGGCAAGCCGGTGAAACCTTATGAGATTTGGTGCGAAGGCGTTGCAGATATAGGAGCAGGAAGTGCGAACCCAAAAGCTACGCCGTCGGAAGTCTCAGTCGAATAGTTGTTGAGCTTGCACTGGCGACAAATATCCCGATGAGCGAGTGGACGACGGCGGAGCAGATTTTAACAGCGATGGAGATATTGGAGAAGCGCAATGGCAGATGATCCAATTGGCTGGGATAAGAGCGACTTGCGCGGCGTCACAAAGGCACTCAAACTCATGGGCGAACAAGCCACGGATCAAGCCAAGATTGCCAGTGGAGCTTTGGCAACTTACGTTCAAGGCAAAATCATCGAGGCATCTGGTCGCACTAAGAATCGCGCCGATGACATCATTGCCGCTGGATCGCGTGTTTCTAAGTCATCCAAAATTGGAGAGATGTCATTTGGCTTCGTAAGTCAGAAATTCTCCGGCGGTGGAACAACTCAGCAGCTTTGGGGCGGTTATGAGTTTGGATCTAACAAGTTTAAACAATTCCCAATCTGGTCGGGTAAAGAAGGCCGTGGATCTCGCGGATGGTTCATCTATCCAACACTGCGAGCCGAACAGCCAAATATCATCGCTAAGTGGGAAGATTCATTATCCCAGATTCTGAAGGAGTGGTGATGGCCGGACAAAGTAGAACGCTCAAGCTCTCCATTCTGGCCGATGTAGATCAGCTCAAGAAATCGCTCAGTGCTGCAAATGATGACGTTGAAAATTCAGGCTCAAAGATTGGCGAATTTGGCAAAAAGGCTGGACTGGCATTTGCCGCAGCAGGGGTAGCGGCAGCGGCCTACGCTGGCAAGCTCCTCATTGATGGCGTTAAGTCGGCCATTGAAGATGAGGCCGCTCAAGCAAAATTGGCATTGACTCTGCAAAATGTCGCAGGTGCAACCAATGCAACAGTTGCAGCAACCGAGGCATTTATTCTCAAGACTTCTCTGGCAACAGGAATTGCAGATGATCAACTTCGCCCATCGCTGGAAAGACTTGTTCGGGCAACTGGTGATGTGACAGCGGCGCAAAATCTGCAAACCTTGGCCATAGATGTCGCCGCCGGATCTGGCAAGTCACTGGAAGCCGTCTCCAATGCAATTGGAAAAGCCTATGAAGGCAATGCTGGAGCACTTGGCAAATTAGGAATTGGACTTAGCGCAGCAGAATTGAAGTCGATGTCATTCCAAGAAATTACTTTGGCACTCTCTGAGACTTTCGCTGGCCAAGCTACAAAGCAAGCCGAAACATTTGCTGGCAAGATGGATCGTCTCAAAGTCGCATTTGATGAAGGCAAAGAGACAGTCGGATCATTCGTACTCGATGGAATCACGCCGATGATTACATTCTTTACTGATAACATGGTGCCAGTCATTCAAAAGGTTGCGTCAGAATTAGGCGATAATCTCAAGCCAATCTTTGATGATTTATCACTATTCTTCACAGATACATTCGTGCCAGCTCTTCAAAGCATGTGGGCATTCTTAAATGAGTTTATTATTCCAATCTTTAAGGTGGGTTTAACGACTGCAATCAGTGGAGTCAAAACAGTCTTTGCAGCACTTGGAAAATTAGTGGCAGATAATGCTGGATTCTTTAATCTCATCAAATCTGCGATGGAAGGTGTTTTTACTGTTGCTAAAGTTCTTGCACCATTTATCGGCGGCGCATTCAAAGCGGCATTCTCAGGAATCGCATTGATTATTGGTGGTGTATCAAATGCAATCCAAGCTCTAGTCTCTGCAATCAATGTGGCAATCTCAGCAGTGAACGCACTTATCTCTGCCTATAACGTGGTTAATAATTTGATTCCAGGATCAAAAGACTTGCCAAAGATTCCAAAGTTGGCAAGCGGTGGAATGGTTTCATCAAACAATCCATACATTGTGGGAGAACTCGGGCCAGAGTTATTCGTGCCATCTTCTAGCGGTCGCATCGTGCCAAATAATAAACTAGGCGGCGGCGGCTCAGTTATCAATCTGACAGTCAATGGCGCAATCGATGCAGAAGGTACAGCTCGCACAATCATCGATACGCTTAACAATTCATTCTTCCGAGGCACTGGCGGTTCAAACAATCTGGTCACTGCATGAGCATCTTCAATCCAGTCTGGAGAGTCACGATTGGCGGCGTCGAATACCAGACGTCCATTCTTGCCAATTTAACAATTACATCTGGTCGCACAAATATCTATGAGCAAGCTCAAGCCGGTTACACCAACATCGAGCTGATCAATCTGGATCAATCCAACGTCATCATCTCAATCAATGACTCATTGGCCATTGAGCTGCAAGATTCGACAGCTACATTCATTCCCATCTTTGGCGGCTCCGTCGTCGAGGTTGGAATATCGGTGGCAGAACTTGGCAATGTCGCCTACGCCCAGCGTATCAAGATCATCGCATTGGGTGCTCTGGCCAGATTGCCAAAGGCGCTGACCGATGGCGTCTTGTCGCAAGACTTTGATGGCGATCAGATTTATACAATCTTGCAAGCCGTTTTATTTGCACAATGGCAATCGGTACCAGCGGCGCTGCAATGGAACACCTATGATCCGACGACTCAATGGCAAGATGCAGAAAATACCGGATTGGGCGAGATTGATCAGCCGGGCAATTATGAGCTTGCTCAACGATCATCAAGCCGAACCGATGTCTATTCACTGGTTGCAGCGCTCGCCAGTAGCGGCCTTGGTTATATTTATGAGGATGCGCAGGGGCTTATTTCATACGCCGATTCCACACATCGGACGACTTATTTGGCCGCAAATGGATACGTTGATTTTTCGGCCAACAATGCGCAAGGCTCTGGATTGAGTATTCAGTCGCGCACTGGAGACGTCCGCAACACCATCACGCTTAAATATGGCCAGAATTCATCCACCGAAGTCAGCGCGGCAGATGCGGCATCGGTTGGCTTATATGGCCAATTAGCGCAGATATTTACCACGACAGTCAAACATCAAGCCGACGCCCAAGATCAAGCCGACTTCTATCTGGAGCTTCGCGCCTATCCTCAATACAACTTCAATTCCATCACATACCAGCTCACCAATCCAGAGATCGATGATGGCGATCGAGACTCACTGATTAATGTGTTTATGGGAATGCCGGTGGCAATAGCTGATTTGCCGCTCAACATGGCATCCGGCACATATCTGGGCTTTGTCGAAGGTTGGACATTCCAAGCGGCATACAACCAAATCAGCGTCTCACTCAATCTCTCGCCATTGGCATTCTCACTTCAAGCCATGAGGTGGAACGACGTGCCGATTGTAGAAGCATGGAATTCAATCATACCGACGCTAGACTGGGAACACGCGACGCAGGTCGCATAAGGAGAAAATATGACAAATCCAACAAGCAATTTTGGCTGGCAAATGCCGACTTCGACCGATTTGGTCACGGATTTGCCCGCAGATTTTGAAGTTTTTGGACAAGCAGTTGACACTGATTTTGTGGATTTATTGGGTGGAACAACTGGACAGGTTTTGTCCAAGACCAGTGCGACCGACATGGACTTCACTTGGGTCACTACTGACGATGCCAACGCAATCCAAAACTCAATCGTCAATGCAAAAGGCGATTTAATTGGAGCTAGTGCCAACGATGTGCCAGCTATTTTATCCGTAGGCACAAACGGCCAAACACTTATGGCGGATAATTCCACCCCAACAGGCTTAAAATGGGCTGCACCATCTAGCGGAGCATTAACTTTAGTTAAGCGAGCATCATTTTCAGCCGTAGCCAGTACAACGACAACTTTTGATTCAGTTTTTTCTTCTACTTACTCAAATTATTTGATAGTAGCAGAAGGACTTTATGGTTCAGTAGCAAATGCACTAATTCAGTTTCAATGGAGAGTAGGCGCAGCAACGCAATCTGCTACAACTTGGTATTGCGCCACCGCTGGCTATTCAAGCGGTGGATCGCTGACCACAACTCTGTCAAGTGGTGACACTTTATTCAAAATTGCTCAGGTTGATAATGCTTTGAACTATTCAACGGCTTTCAACTTTACCGCGACAAACTTGACTGGTTCTATGCCTGAAATTTACGGAACTTATCAAGAAACAAATCGTCAAAACTGTGGTTCAGGCGGTGGTTCTTATCGTACTGTAATCACACCAGACGGATTTATTTTATCATTAGCGTCAGGAAATATCACAGGAACAGTTTCAGTCTATGGATTGGCGAAATCATAATGACAACAAAAGCAGAAATAATCACACAACTAAAATCTGATTATCCAACACTAAAACAAGGTAATGATGAAATCGGTTATACTGATTTATCCAAATCCCATTA